AGTTCAAACAGGAGTTGGAGCTGATATCGTAAGACAATCGTAAATAAATTACAAGAAGTGAGAGCTTCGGCTCTCACTCCTTTAACCTTTAAAAATAAAATAACATGGCTTGTACAGCACTAACAAAAGGTAGGGGACTTGACTGTAACAGAATCAGTGGAGGAATTAAAAACGTATATTTTGGAGTTTACGACCAATTCAGTCCACTTCCTGTTGTAGCTTCAGGAGAAGTAACGGATATTGAAATGGCTTCTAATACCCTGTATAGATATACTACACCATTAGGAGTAGCTAGTCTTTCAGAAACAATTACAGGAAGTAGAGAAAACGGAACAATTTTTTACACTCCTTCAATAACAGTAATTCTTAACAGACTTACAAAAGAAGACCAAAATCAAATAAAACTTTTAGGTCAAACTAAATTAATAGTATTTGCAGAGTTGAACGCAACTTTAGCGAATGGACACAATGTGATAGTTGCTTTAGGAGTAACAAACGGAATGGAACTTAACGCAGGTACTGAAGATAGCGGTGCAAGTTTTGGTGACCGTTCAGGTTATACTCTTACATTTGACGGCTTAGAAAATGAGCCGTTCCCAATGGTAGAAGATTACACTACAGTACCATTTGACAATACAGCGTTTACAATGGGAACAATAGTTACTTCTTAATCAGTATTCTTTTATATATTTCTTGAAGGGGGTGGCTTAGTGGCTACCCTTTTCTATTAGTCTAGTGAAGGTGTTACAGCTTGTCTGTATATAGGAAACTAGCGTTCACTATGGGTTAAAGGGTGCTTCGGCATCCTTTTTCTCTTATTAACCAAACAGAATCAACTTTTTTCTATTATATAATATGATACAAGCAATTACTGCAACAAACATTACAGCATATATATCAACTGAAGACAACCGTATAAATACTTCTGTTGCTAAGACGCAGATAAGACACTTAGTAAAGTTCATAAATGATATGGATGGAAGTGTAGAGTACGCTTACCCTACTGAACAAATAAACAACAGGTATACGCAAATGGGATTCACTTACAGAGCTGTTTTAGAAGGTTTAGACTTATATGACGCTGAAGTTCATTTATTACCTGCGGGATATTGGAAGTATGAAGTTTACGAGGTAAGTTGGGTTGGAACAGTTACTTTAGATGAAAATCACGCACCTTCTACAGAAACTGAAGTGTTACACCCTGCTGCAAATGTTGGAATAGTACAAGGGTTGGTAACTAAAGGAAAAATGTATCTAGCAGAAAAAGACGGAACAGAACAAGTTCAATACACTCAATACCCTGAAACTTCAGGAACTAATTATATATATTACGGACAATAAAATTAAATTATGGCAATAGAAAATGTACAACAACTTTTATCAGAGCAATTAGGGAAAAATGGAAGCACAGTAGTCTTTACTACAGCAGCACAAACGAGTAAGAATTGGTATTGTGTACACTTCCCTGTAGAAAGCGTTGTAGCTTCAATATCAGCAGCAGACGCAACAGGTGAAACTGCTTTACAAACTACTTTACCCGCAGGAACAACTATCTTTATGAACATAACTGCAATTACTCTTACAAGTGGAATAGGAATCGGTTATAACGAGGACATCGTATAATGCTTGTACTAAGACAAGGTTTAAGTATTCCTAACATTAAGAGCGTTGCAGATTGGACTCCTCTTAATGAAGGTGCTAATTTAATTGCTTGGTATAAATTTGATACACTAATAGAAAGACGAGGTAGTGATTTAGAATCTTGGGGTGATAGCTCAGGGTATTCTCACGAAATGGTACAAGCAACAACAGAAGAACAACCTGTTTACAATGCAGGAGAAATTCAATTTAATTCTGACGATGATTCCAACTTACAGACTACTACTCAAATAAGTCTTTCAGATGAATTTACAATAGCTTTTAAGATAAACGCTTCTAATCCTGATGTAACTATATTAGGAGATAATACAACTACAGGAGAATATATTAAAATTGAAACTGAAGACATCCTACAAGTAGTAGCTGATGGCAATGTAGCTAACATAAATTCTTCAGTTGATTTTATTGGGGAAAGATATGTTGTTCTAACTAGAAGCTCAGACACTGTTAATATGACTGTAAATGGAGTTTCTATGTCACCTGCGTCTTTATCAGGAACTCTTGATATTGACGCAATAGGAATAAGAGCTACTGATACTAATTCTTTTAACGGCTCAATGTACGACATACAAATATACAACATTACAAACGCAGAACTAACTGCAAATGTAACTAACTATTACGCAAACTTATAATATGGACAAAATACTTTCAATAAATTTAGAAACATCTACAGCTCCAATGGTGCAAGAAGTAAGGGGAAGGGATTACATAGAATACGGAACGGAAGATTGGAAAAACCTATATCCTCAGTTCTTGATTGACCTTTACTACAATTCTAGTACACACGCTGCAATTATAAACGCTACAGCTGAAATGATAGCAGGAGAGGACTTAGTATGTGAAGAAGACGATACTAATTTAGAATCTTATGTAAAATTAAAGAAGTTCTTAAGACACGCTAATTCTAATGAAAGTTTACACCAAGTAATTAAGAAAGTAGCTTTTGACTTTAAGCTTCAAGGAGCTTACGCTTTACATATCGTTTGGAATAGAGAAAGAACAGAAATAAATTCTGTTTTTCACGTACCTGTAGAGAGGGTAAGAGCAGGAAAACCAAACGCAATGGGTAAGGTAGACTGTTTCTATATAAGTGCTGATTGGGGAAACACTAGAACGAATAAACCTTATCCTGTACCTGCTTTTAATGTGAATGATAGAACTTCAGGAAGTCAATTACTTTACACAGGTGCTTACAGTCCTAATATGGATTGTTATCATACACCTGATTATATAGCGGCTAACAATTGGGCTTTAGTAGACCAAAAAGTAGCAGAGTTTCATTTAAACAATATAGAAAATGGATTTAGTGGGAGCTATTTTGTTTCTTTTGCTAATGGTATCCCTACGCAAGAGGAGAGAAGACAAATAGAACAAAGCTTAGTAGAGAAATTTACAGGAGCTTCTAATAGTGGGAAGTTTATTTTAACATTCTCAGACGATAAGACTAGAACACCTGAAATAACTCCTATAAGCGTTTCTGACGCAGATAAGCAATATCTAGCACTTCAGGAGCTATTAGTTCAGAATATCCTTACAGGACACAGAGTAACGAGTCCAATGCTTATGGGTATAAAGTCTGATACAGGACTTGGTTCTAATGTAGACGAACTTAACGCAGCAGGAAATTTCTATCTTAACACAGTAGTTAAGCCATTCCAATTACATATCTTAAATACTTTACAGACTTTGTTTTCAGTAAACAATATGGACTTACCTGTTCAGTTTGTACAATTAAAACCTATTACAGTAGAATTTACTTCAGAGGATTTAAAAGCAGTAATGACAGAAGACGAAATCAGGGAGGAAGTTGGATTGAAACCCCTGACTGACGTAGAAGTAAGAGAAGACTTTGCAAGTGAAAAGACAGAGCTTGATAAATTTATTGAAGAATTTGGAGAAGACATTCCTGAAGAATGGGAATTGATAGAAGAAGAAGTAGTAGACGGAGAACATCAAGACTTTAACTATGAAGAAGTCTTAAATGAGTTGATGACTGAGAAGTTAGAACTAGCTTCAACAGGTAGAGCTATTCCAAGCCGTAAGTCAGAGCAAGACGGACTATCTAAAAAGTCTTATGATTACTTTAGAGTTCGTTATGTTTATTCTAATGATAATTTCTTAAAAAACAAATCAGGAACTAAAAGAGATTTCTGTAAAAAAATGGAAGGAGCTAATAAGCTTTACAGAAAGGAAGACATTATCAATATGGGTAAAATACCTGTAAACGCAGGTTTTGGTATTGACGGAGCAGCAACTTACTCAATTTGGCTATACAAAGGAGGTCCTCAATGTCATCACTTTTGGAGTAGAAGAATCTACAAGACAGTTATAGGAGAATCTAAGACTACTAAGATAGAAGACGCTGATATGATTGGCTACACTAAAGCAAGGTCTGAAGGATTTACTGCTAAGAAGAACGACAAGCTAGTAGCAACACCACCAAAGAAAATGAAAAATAACGGATATTACAACTAATTATGGCATACGTACTATTTATATCAGAAGCGAAATTAAAGGACTCTACAGCAATCAATTTAAATGTTGATGTTGAGCTATTACTTCCTTATGTTCGTCAAGCACAGAAGCTCTATGTAGAAACTAAGCTAGGTACTGACTTGAATCAAAAACTTAAAGACTTAATTGTAGCAGGAACAGTAGGGAACGCAGGAAACGAAGCTTACGCTACTTTACTAAATGACTACATAGGTGATATGTTACCGAATTGGGCGTTCTATCACGCTATACCTTTCTTAAGATTTAAGATTGAAAATGGAAATATATACTCCAAGACTTCAGAAACAGGAACTGCTTTAAGCACAGAAGAAAGCCAACACCTAAGAGAAGAAGTAAGAAATACAGCTGAATACTACACAGAAAGAATGATTGACTACATTTGCAATAATAATTCTAGTTTCCCTGAATACTCTACAAATACAGGTGCAGATGTGAACCCTGATAGAAACGCTTACTATAATGGGATGAACCTTGAAAGACCAACACCACAAGGAACAAAACTTACTTTAAGAAACTTTCTAAATTCATCTGATTAATGAAGAAACACTATAAACCTAAACAAAAGAATATAACTATTTAGATCGTGACTGGGAAAC